CGATAAAGGTTTACATGTTCATGTTTCAAGAACACATAAAATTGAAATTGGTGAATATTATGTTAATTTCTATCAGCGCAAAGATAGATATGATAATAAATTATTATCTTTTAAAAATAAGTCTGATTATTTCTCCTTGGACTTCAGGAGCAGGAAGAACTTGATTTCCTGGGCGGAAGGCGCCGATCCCGACGAAGTCAGGAAATATATACTCGGGCAACTAGAGAGAAGGATAGTGGAGAAGGATCTTAAGTATGCCCCTACTCACCTAGAGCTGGAGCTCCACGAGTTGCCGCCGCTGAATATGTATAAAGAGTTTTTTGGCTCTTATTCAAAAGCATGCAATAAATTAAAAATTAAGCCATTATTTGATAAGAAAATAATGGATAACTTCTTCAAAGAAGATGATTCGCTGGATTTAGTAAAAATATTAGTGGATACCCGAGAGCAGCGTCCACTTAAGTTTGAGAAATCAATTCCAATGAAGCTTGACTTTGGGGACTACGCGGTAGGGGCACCGCACTATGATTATACCTATGTAGACAGAAAGAGTGATTCTGACTTCAAAAGCACGATGACAACTGGGTTCAAGCGATTCACTAATGAGCTAAAAAGGGCTCGGGATTTTGATGCATATATATTTATAGTGGTGGAGAGTTCTATCGAGAAGATAAAAAAGCAAAACATCTTTGGTCCGCATAGATCTAATCTGCCCTACGTCTGGCACAACATGAGGCTCCTTACTCATATGTTTCCTAGGCAATGCCAATTTGTTTTTACGGGAAACAGGGGGGCTTCGGAGGAGATTATCCCCAAGCTATTAGTTTATGGGCAAAAGCTTTGGCGTACTGATCTACAATATTTTATAGACGCACGATGACCTGGGAAATAGGAAAATGCGGGAACATTACAAGTCAGAAGGACTTCAATAAGGAATTACTTAGTCTCGAGGGATATCTAGACGAGAAAGAGGCCAAATACCACTTGCACAACTTTCTCAGGGAAAATATAACATTCACAACCAACTTAATAGGCGGGGTGGATTTATTCCCATTTCAACATCTGGCTATTAAGTCTATGCTTGAGACGGATTACTTTCTTGGGATATGGAGCCGAGGAATGTCTAAATCGTTTAGTACTGCAATATATGCTTTCCTTGATGCGATATTTAATCAGGGAGTGCAAATAGGTATATTAGCCGCCACGTTCCGGCAATCCAAGATGATCTTCGAGAAAATAGAAGACATAGCTAGAAAGCCTGAAGCTCAGTTTCTGGCTCAATGTATCACAAAGAAATCAAAAAAGAACGATCAATGGACACTAGAGATAGGGGAATCTAAAATAATAGCCTTACCTTTGGGAGATGGATCGAAGCTAAGAGGTTTTAGATTTCATAGAATCATCATAGATGAATTTTTGTTGATGCCTGAGAATATTTACAATGAAGTCATCCTGCCCTTCCTTAGTGTGGTTCAAAACCCGACAGAAAGAGAGAAAGTCAGGAAACTGGAAGACGATCTTGTAGCTAAGGGAAAAATGGAGGAAAAGGATCGATACAAATGGCCTAACAATAAACTGATAGCCCTATCTTCCGCTAGCTATAAATTCGAGTATTTATACAAGGTGTATGAAACTTTCGAGGAGCTCATTCTTGAAGGGCCAAGCAAGGAATCTACGGACAACGCAAAGCGGGTTATTATGCATCTCAGCTATGACGTGGCCCCTAAAGCTCTGTACGATCAAAACTTAATCAACCAATCGAAACAGACAATGAGCCAGTCTCAGTTCGACCGCGAGTTTAACGCTATTTTTACAGACGATAGTTCCGGCTTCTTCAAGACGTCTACTATGGCGGCGTGTACGGTCCCTGATGGGGAGACCCCATGCATGGAGGTGGCCGGGGATAGGGACTCTAAATACCTTCTGGCATTTGACCCCAGTTGGGCCGAGAGTGAAAGCTCGGACGATTTCGCCATACAAGTATTCAAGCTTAATGACAACACCAGGACCGGAACCCTCGTTCACAGCTATGCGGTCCCTGGACTAAAAATGAATGATCATATAAATTATTTTCATTATTTGTTATCTCATTTTAATATAGTTGCCATAGTAGGGGACTACGGGGGAGGGGTGCAGTTTCTTCAAGCAGCAAACGCTAGCGAGACCTTTAATAAAGCGGGGATAAACATTCAAGAGATAGTTGCCGATTTCGATAACATAGAAAATTATCAGTCCGTGCTTATGGAGGCTAAGCAGCAGTATGACATAGACAGTAAGAGAATTTGCGTTTTACGCAAGGCTACCTCGGACTGGATAAGAAAGTCCAATGAATTGTTGCAAGCCAACTTTGATCACAAAAGAATGTGGTTTGGTACTCGACCCCTTGATAAAAATTACCACATACAAATTGCAAAACAGATACCTATTGACGACTTGATATTTATTCCAAACCAAAAAGAGCATTTAAAAAGCAAGGGCTCCGCTAAAATGATAGATTTCGTAGACCACCAATACGACATGATGAACTACACCAAGAACCAGTGTGCCCTAATACAGGTCACGTCTTCCCCGCAGGGAACTCAAACCTTTGGGCTGCCTCACAACCTGAGAAGGCAGACAGGCCCGGGCAAAGCCCGAAAGGATTCATACTCTGCATTAGTTTTGGGCAACTGGATGATAAAGGTCTATTACGATATGGTTAACGCTCAGGAGGCGGATAATGTGGAGGCCACCTTCACTCCGATGATGGTGTAGGGCAATGTCTCAAAGTTGACTTTTAACTTTTCTTTAGACTTTTGGGTTATTAGGTGTACTATCAAGTATGCCTAGAAGATATACAAAAAAATCAGAGTATTGGGACCGATTCAAAACCAAAGAGGAAAAACAAGAAAACCTCAACGAGCTACTGCAGGAGACGATAAATCCTACCCCTGACGGTGACATTGCTCCAGCCTCAGCCGGGGATGCGTATTATGCTCAGGCAGCATATTCTAGAAATGTGGGGCAGATATCCAAGACGGATTCCACCACGTCAAGAATAAACAGGATCACTCGCGCTCCAAAGCCAGCAAAGTATGCCAACATAGAAGAGGCCGGGCTGCCTTATTCCTACAAAGACGGATATGTTAGTCCAAGGGGGTCAATCCTACTATGCCAAAAGGCTTACGCCAATATCCCTATATTTCGCAATGCAATCGACATAATGGCTGAGTTCGCAAACTCGGAACTCTATTTGGAGGGAGGATCTGAGAAGTCTAGGGATTTCATAAGTAAATGGATGAAAAGAGTCCACATATGGAGGGTTAAGGATCAGTACTTCAGGGAATACTTCAGAAGCGGAAACGTCTTTATGTATAAGCTGGACGGCAAGTTTGGTAGTGAGGATTTAATAAAGCTTAACCAAATATACGCAACAGACAGCAAAAGCCTTACAATTAAAAAGCTTCCTATAAAATATGTATTTTTGAATCCTTATGATTTTGTAGCGGATAGGGCCTTAACCTTTAACTCTAAGTACGGTATATATAAAAAGCTCCTGAGTGAGTATGATATAGAAAGACTGAAAGACCCCCAGACAGAGTATGACAAAGAGGTCTTTAACGCATTACCCGAAGACGCAAGAGAGAAGATCAAGCAAAATCAATTCATGAACAATGGGGTAATGGTATCTCTTGACCCTCATAAGTTATTATTTTCTTTTTATAAAAAACAAGACTATGAACCTTTTGCTATACCTTTTGGGTTTCCTGTGCTGGATGATATAAATTGGAAACTAGAATTAAAGAAGGTTGACCAGGCTATAACTCGTACTATTGAGAATGTTATACTTTTAGTGACAATGGGCAACACCCCGGACAAGGGAGGTATCAACCCTAACAATTTAAAGGCAATGCAATCTCTTTTTCAAAATGAAAGCATTGGGCGTGCATTAATCGCAGACTATACGACTAAAGCTGAATTTATAATACCTGACCTCAATAAAGTTCTGGGGCCTACTAAATACCAAATAGTAAACGAGGACATCAAAGAGGGGCTACAAAACATAATCGTAGGCAAGGAGAATTATTCGAGTACTCAAGTTAAAGCCCAAATCTTCCTAGAGAGACTAAAGGAGGCCAGGAATACTTTCTTAAATGATTTCATGCAGCCCCAAATAAAGAACGTTTGCCGTGCGATGGGATTTCGTAATTTCCCAACTCCTAAATTCGTAGAGATAGACATTAAGGATGAAGTTCAACTACAGCGGGTAGCATCCAGGTTGATAGAAATGGGGATTATAACTCCAGAGCAAG